TGAGAATTCTTTGATTTCACGTGCTAAAGCATGAACAATGAATTGCTCTAGCTTTTGCTGACTTTCTTTAGCAACTATACGGTCGCTACGCAATTCTTTAATTTCTTCGGCTAGTTTAGTAACCATGAAGTTATTGAATTTTGTTGCTGATTCATGTAGTTTTTGTTGTGCTTTTACGCGGTCTTCGTTCATTGCGGCCTTTTCAGAACGAAATTCTTCAATTTCTTCTGATAAGCTGTCTGTAACCATCTTGTCAAGGGCTTCAACCATCACGATTCTGTCATGTTCATAACGTTGTGCGAACTCCTCGTGAAGTTCCGCACGAACTTGTTGGCGAGCTTCGTTTAACTTTGATTCCCATGCTTCATTTAACTGAGCACCGACTTCATCATTAATAAGTCCACTTTCAAGTAATGGCTTGATAGCATCAAACATGCTGTTTCCCCTTTATTTGATTTTGAGGTCTTTGATAAGGCGCATTACTTCCTCTTTCAAAAACTTCTCTACTTTTTTGTTACCCTGTGCGTCTTTTGCAATATCCAACAACTTATGACCATGCTTCATATTCATCATGCCTTCATAAATTGCTTTAGGATACGCATTTGGTGCGCTTGGTTGAGCAACAATATCCACAGTGACTATTTCAAAGTCACTAACTTTGCCGTCCATGTCATTCACGTTACCGCTACCACGACTTGAAACGCCGAGTTTCACACCACTCTCCAACATAGTTTTAACTAATTCACCCATTGGAGTTGGTAAAATCTTTAATTTGCCGAAACCATTAGCTCCGTCCATCCACATGCTTGTTATCATATGTGATACACGGTCTAAATTAATCTTTAAATCATCTGGATGATCTACTTCACCCAATACAGAGTAACCACTTGTAATTTGCTCATTTAGAGTACCGACGGCTGTTTCAATTTCAGACACGGGGTAAACACGCTCATTTGCGTTTTTAACCCCGCCCTGAATGAAGATACCTTTCATATAAAGGTTCTTCTTGTCGCCTTCACTGACAGATTCAACAACCATACCGGCTCGGTCAAATGTCAGATGCTCTTTGAGATACAAAGCCATTGCTCTCAGATTCCTTAAATGCGTCTTTTCGCAGGAGCTCTACGTGACTCTGCTACTGGACTACGAACTTTACCTGCTTCGTCTTTTGTAGTTGGCTTAGGTGCCGCTGTCAAATCTTGCTTCTTTTGACCAGGAGCGTTTTTGAATGATCCTGCACCTTTAACTTGTGTTTCACCTTTTGCATATGCATTAGATGGACCTTTTGGTGCTGTTGGAACTGCTTCACTTGCACCACTGAATTTCACTGGCTTGCTATCCATACCAGCTTGACCACTATTAGCATCTACTGTACTTCTGTTTTGAACACCATTGTCACCGTGCGTTACAGAAACTTTCTGCAACTGTACAGCTTCCATCATTGCTTCTTCGTCGGCTCCAAATTCTTCTTCACCGTCGTCCATGTCCATACCATCGTCCATGTCCATACCATCGTCCATGTCATCACCGGCCATAATGTCTTCAAATTCAGCCATTAATTGGTCTAGTTTATCTTCTAAATCAACAACACGGTCTTCTAAATCTTCTTCACCCATGTCGTCATCAGCTTCTAGGTCGTGAGTTAAATCTTCACCGTCTTCTTCTGCTTCATCATCAAATTCGATTTCATCATCGTCTTCACCTTCAGACATTCCTGCTTCTTCGTCATTGATTTCATCAAGCAAATCTTGTACTTGACCTGAAGGTTGATTACTCATCATTGATTCTTCATCCATCATTGATTCATAAATTTCGCGGGATTTCTCAACCACGATATCATGGAACAATGCTTTAGCTTGTTCTTCGTTCTCATTGATAATCAAATCAATAAGTTGTTCAAATTTTTTATTATCCATTGAATGTTCTCCTAAGTAAATGGCTTTGTAGAATTATTTAGTGCATAGTCAAGAAAACAGCACAATAAGTGCTATTTTTTTGCGTTTTTGCTACAAAGCAAGGAGAAATTGATAAGTGTCAGACTTATACTTGAGGTTCAGCCGCTGGCTGAGAATATTGTGCATGAATCTTTTTAAGATAACTAGCCTTTTCGTAATTTCTAACATCATTCATTTTACGTAATTTACGAATTTGACGTAATGTTAATTTTGTTTTACGGCTTTCTTTCCACTTAGGTCTACTGTTATCAGACTCAACATCTTGATAACCTTCAATAGCGGGTTCAAACATCTCAAATAATTTCATATGTTTATTTATCTTAAATCTGTCCGGGCGCACCGCCAGGAGCATTACCTGCCATACCGGCTGCATCATTACCAACTGGACCTGCTACTTCCATACCATCTAATCCATCTTCTGGTTCTGGCATATTCATATCTTCACCGGTCTGACTGTCGGATTCAATATCACCAACTGATACACCAATACTACGTAAGTCACTACCTTGTGGCTCAATCTCAATCTCTTTGTCATTTTCTTCACGCCACATCTTTTCGTTCTTACTGATTTCTTCTTCAGTTAAGCCTAAGAATCGTTCTAATGCAAAACGCTTACTTATGTATGGATATTGTTCAATAGCACTGAATGAACCAATACGTGCTGTATCCAATTCACTCTGACGATAAGCCGCAAAGTTTTGTGGTGGATTAAATTGTAATTGGAACAAGTTACTATCAATATTCAATCCTCTCCAACGTAAAAATAATTTGAATTCTTCGTCAAGCTTTTGGCTGATGTACTTTTGTAATCGTTCACAATATTGATTGAAACGGAACTCTTGGATCATAGCTGTACCCACACGTCCATCACTTAATGGAGTAGGATTATCATCAGGGCCAGTTGGAAGATAGCTACTTGGCACACGTAAACCACGTGCTAATCTGTTGTTAAAGTAACGCAAGTCATCAATCTCACCCAAATTCTGTCCACCGGGTAACACTTCAACACTTGATCCTCTTCCGTCAGCAGTAACTGGGAAGAAGTAATCTTCATTCATACTTAATGGGTTGTACGATGCATCAACTACGCTACCGCCACCATGCGTACTTGGAATACGTCTTTGGTGAATTTCATTCTTAATACGTTCAACGAAAGCCATAGCTAAGTGACTTGGCATATTACCTACGTCAATCTTAAACATTCTACGTTCCGGAGCACGTTGTACACGATAGATTAGAACAGCGTCTTCTAGTAATTCTTTTTGTTTGTAGACTTTAAAAATGTTTTCTAAGATAGATTGACCAAAGGGCCAGAAACGATCCAGACCCTCCGTCAAACTTAGATGAACTACATGTTTAGCATCTATGGCTGATTCGCTCTGGCCCAAAGTGAAACGACTGCCTGAAGTGTTGTAGGGCATACTTGGAACAGTGTATCCACCGCCTTGTGCTCCTCCACCTGTACCACCCAATCCAGTTGCAGGATTTGCGGCAAAGTCTGTATTTGTTTTCTGTGCTACTGTTAAGTTCTGTAAGTTAATGTTAATATCTTTGATAACATATTGTTCAGGCTTCTTACCTTCGCTTTCGTTAACAATAACTTTAATAACTTTAGTCATATCTACCCAATACAACTTAAAGTTTTCCGGGTCACGTACAAATACTTGATCACCAAACTTAATAGTATTACGGAATATTTTAAATGTTCTAGTGTCAAACTCGTTTAGTTTACACCATTGTTGTAGTTGAGTTTTTAATAATTCAACTTCATGTTGTGTTGGCTCATCTTTGAAATCTAAGTCAAAAGGAGTCTTGTTATGTTCGTTTGATTGTGTACTGAATTCTGAAATAATATCTAAACATGCATTAATCTCAGCATCAACATCCATCATTTCATATTGGTTGTATCGTTCAATACGATTTGGGTGACCTGTGTAGACTTCAGGTAAACGACTGCGGTAATTCTTGTAGCCAAAATCTTGACTGTTCATTCCTTGACCAGAATCACTGTTGACTCCGGCATTACCGTTCCAAGCGCCGGTGTTGTTGTTAAAGCCTGATATCGGACTTGAGATACCGGATTTGTTTGAAAAGCGTTTTTTGTAGGTCATATTAGATAGTTTATCTAGTATTTAGTGTTAAACCATTGAATTGCGTAATAATTTATCTTGTATGTCATTACCAGAAGCTAGCTTATCAATCACATTATCTAATTTATCTGACATAACATCATACAAATCTCTTAACGCATTCAACGTGTCATCATTATTTGTAGAAGTATTATTAGTAATTGACGGTAATTCTGAATCTAAGCTGGTTTTACTAACAGACCCCATCATTGATTTAACTTCTTCTAATTGTACTGATGGTAATACTGCTTCAGTACCGTGTAACATAACTGGATATCCGCTATCAGGTCCGTTGAACACTCCACCTAACCGAGCCATTTCAATATGAGGCGGGTCATCGGCTAAACGTTTAAATCCAAATGTTTTTAAGAACCCACCGGCATCTAATGCTTCAACATCTGATGTGTTTAAATCTAATGCTTTACCAGATTCATGTCTACTGCTACCGGGCGGTGCCACTGGATTTCCATACGCATTAAGACGTTTATTAGGATTATTTGGGTCAGGGGTGGCTGCGTCCCATAACTTTTGTTGCTCCACGGGGTCACGCATTGCAGAATTGACTTGCACAGGTTTATTGTATGCGGCAATCATCTCAGTAAACTTGTCACGTGCAGTTGGTGACAGTGCGTCAAAATGTGATTTTGTACCTAATTTATCACCTTGAAACTTAATCAACTTCATAACGTCTACTGCTTTAACCGCCGGCGCAGGACTGTTGGCAGATTCCATTGCATAATCTGCTTTTCGAGCACTACCTTGTGTTGCAGGTAAGAATGGAGATAAACTTGCTACCTTGACCCCAGGACCTGGTTTTGGTGGTTCACCAATAGGAGCCATACTACGTGTACCTGTAGCCCCTTTTTCTGCGGCTTGTCTGGCTCGTCTTTGTTCTGCCATCGATGGAGCAACTGTACCCGGTCCGCTTGGTGCCTTATTACGACGGTCTTGTTCAGCCTGAGTTTGTGCTGTTACAACATTTTCTTTAGCTCTTGCTTCTTTCTCTCTTGCAACTTTTGCTTCTTCACTGTCACGACCATGAGTTCTTATTGCTTCTTTTCGTTTGTCTGAGGCTTCTCTAGCGGCTGCTCTAGCTTTATCTTCTGCTAAAGGACCGGTGGGAGTAATACCAAATTTATTTTTAATGAAATCTGCTAACTCATTTAACGAGTCTGCAAATTTTGCAACAGCATCACTTGCATAAGGTAACATATCATTACCTAATTCAAACATTTTTAGACTCAACGCTTCCATAGATTGTTGGGCAGATACCGTAGATTTAGTTAGCTTATCTGTTTTTTCTGTCTGGTCTGCTTGTATTTTTGCCGCTTCTTCCATTGAGCCACGATATTTGCCATTTGCAATATCTTGGTAAGTTGCAAAGTTACCCATGATCTCGGGGTCTAGGTATTTTGCCGCACCTCTAAAGTTATCTACATAATCACCGGTAGCCTCTTGCATAGTTTTCATCAAACTATCCCAAACTTTAGGGATATCTTCCGGTCTACTTTCTTTTAATTGCTCAATACCTTCTTGTAATGAACTACCAAATACTTGTACTAACTTACCAGATTGTTCAGATGCTACTCCACCTGACGCAAGATCCTTAATACCTTGTTTCATTGTAGGATCATTAAACAGCATTGTAAGTTTGTCGAGGGCTTTTGCTCCTGCTTCTTGGCCATTAGCAAGCATTTCTTCTCTAGTAGCACGATATCTACTATCAGACATTAATGCATCTTGCTGTTTTTGAATTTCTTGTCTACTTAAGCCAGTAACTTTTTGTAATAAATCTAATTCTTTAGTGTAGCGTACAGTTCCTTCAGCTAATTGCTTATCGGTCATTTGTCTACCACGACCTAAACGTATTTCTTGCTCTAAGAATGCGGCTGCATTTTCACCAATGTCGTCTGCTGTTAATCCTAATGCTCTTAGTCCCAAACCAGCTTGTGATAATGCCCCGTTTTTCTTAGTAAGCATCCCCACTCCATCTGCAAATATCCCAGCACCTTTACCTACTGTGCCTCCAAATGATGCAAATGTTTGACCGTTTTCTTTTACTATTTTCTTAAATCCTTCAAGCGTCATTCCAGATGCTATTAGTTGTCGGCCAACGCCAGTCATACCATCTGATACCAGTGCACCTGAATTTGAAAGTTCTTGGAATGCCTTAAGGTTTTTATCCATTAAGTCAATAACGAACTTACTAGCTTCGGCAGCGGCTTTGATACCAGCGGCAACACCTTCACCTACAAACGGTATTGCTTTGGCCAATGCAGCCATTGAATTGGCAACAATGTCAATTAATGGATTTAATGTAGCAAATGATGTATTGCCCTTAGCTAAATCTACTGCAAAACGACCCATTCCTTTACCTAAATCACCAGTACCACGTTTAATGTTCGACACTAAATCATCTTGTGCTTTGTGTAAATTAGAGGTAGCTTCTTCAGAACGTTTTAATGAACCAATTTGCTGGCGCTGTAAAAAGCCAAGCTGTGTTGAAGTTTTAATTAATTGATTGTTAGCGTCAATGACATAATTCATTGATTTTAACTGGTCTTTGTACAATGCATCACGTTTGGCAGCAAGTGCTTTACCTGCTCCAAATTGTGCATCAATTTCTTTATTAAGCTTTTTCTCTAGCTCAATACGTTGTAGACTTTGATCTTGTAATTTTGTAAGCGTGCCGTCTTGTGCTCTGGCATATCCAGCTTCTTTTGCTACCGATTTGGATAAATTTTCATTTCGTTTTCTTAACTCGTCATCGGTAACCTGTGTGGTATCAACAAAGCCTGTAAGCTTTTCTGTAATAGCCTCAAGTGCTTTTATTAAAGTATCAATATCAATATTATTACCCATGTTTTTTACCCACTAAATATTAATAGTATTTATGATTACAAAAAACACATATTTGGAGAACAAATGAACACTAATCCATTAAAACAGTATTTCCGTAGACCTTCAATCTACTTAAAATTGCCTAGCGGGGGCAAATACTATCCAGAGGGATCAATTGATTTACCCGAAAATAAAGAAGTTCCTGTCTACCCAATGACCGCTATTGATGACATTACTAGCAAAACCCCTGACGCATTGTTTAACGGTATTGCAGTAATTGAAATTATTAGAAGCTGTGTACCAAATATTAAAGATCCTTGGCAAGTCCCGGCTACGGACGTAGATGCATTACTAATTGCAATACGTGCCGCTACCAATGGTAATATGTTAGATGTAGAATCATCATGTCCATCATGTAAAGAAGAATCTTCTTACAACATTAATTTGGTTAGCTTATTGGCTAACTTAGGAAATGTAAATTATCAAGATACCATTAACGTTAATGATTTGACAATAAAATTTAACCCATTGTCATATCGTAAACTTAATGATATTAATTTAGCACAGTTTGAAATTGAGAAAGCTATTAGAAACTTAGAAAATATGGAAAATGATGAGGAAAGATTAAAATCATCAAATAGCACTATGAAAAGTTTGAACAATTTAAGCATGGCACTAATCACAGAAGCCATAGAATCTATTGCTACACCCTCAGTTATCGTAACTGAAAAAGAACATATCAATGATTTTTTAAGAAATTGTGATAAGCATACATATGATATTTTAAAAACTACTGCCGTAAAGTTCCGTGAAAGTTCACAACTTAAACCATTGAAAGTAAAATGTATTCACTGTCAACATGAATATGAGCAACCACTAACACTTAATGTAACTGATTTTTTCGATTAAAGCTTCTATATCTTAACTCTGAAGATATTCAGAAGCTTATTGACGATATGGAATCAGAGTCTATCGCTATTAAGCAGAATGCCATAAAAATGTCCTGGTACATGAGAGGTGGTGTTTCATATGTAGATGTACTGAACATGTCTAGTGAAGAACGAAAAGCCATATCAAAATTAATAGAAGAAAACTTAGAAACAACTAAGAAATCAGGTCTGCCATTCTTCTAATTAATCCGTAACTGTTCATTTATCAATTCGGGGTAGTCATTAAGAGATGAACTACGTTCATCTAAGAACTCACTTCGTTCGTTCTTTATTCTTTACGGTTAATACAGATTTATTTTAGATTAGATTTAATACGGACATGATTGCCGCTTTGAAGCCATGGTAGTGCTATCAGCACTACCAATGGTAAAGGTTGTTTGCACGCCCGTCATCCTTTGTTATCTTTTCCCCGTCTAATTAGCTATTTGTTGCTACTAAACGCTACCGGTTGCTCTGTAAAGTTATGGGACTGTAGTGAAGCTATCAATGATCTTTCAATTGATTCTTCAGCAACGCACTTCTCACCCCGCAAAGATAAAGTAGGGGTGAGCTTGTTGAGGGTTCGCTTTGTCGATTGCCCTCTCGGTATTCCATAGTTATCACTAACTATGCTTACTCCAGATCCATCAGCGTTTCCGCATCTTCAAGGAGGTCTGACAAACTCAGACAACGAATTTTTATTTGATTATGTTGTTGGGATATTAATAACAGTTTGAGTTGACGTTGTGTCTGTTGGTGCTGAATAGCTTTTTAATAATGTACTGTTGTGTAAGAAAAAGTCATCAAATTCAACGATTAGCCAATCGCCAAATTTGCTTGACGAATAATAGACAAAGTTGTCTGTTATCCATGTTGTGCCGCATTGCACGGCAACATAACGACCTTTTCTATTAAACTTCATAAACAATAAATTTACATCACCGGGTTCGGCAACGTCCATTAATTGTTCAATCCATGTATTTATTACTTTACAGTCACCTGAAAGTAGTAAGTGAAAAGGAAAATCTGCATAGAACTTACATTCAATGTTCATTTTACTGAAACTTTGACCGGGTACAATATCACCTTTGAAAGAACGTACTTGTCCTTCATGTAATACTGCTGTTCTATGCTGATTTTTACCACCAATGTAAGCTCCAGAGCCAGGTGCACGAATAAAGCTTTCGCCATATAAGTCTGAGAGGAATTTTGCCACCTCTCGTTCGAAACCTGATCCTTTTGCTTTTTGTGGTGAAGTCATGTTAATACTTATCTGTCTGTCTATCATATCAATTATTTTAATTGGATATCTTTATACCATTGATTGCTAAATGTAGTACCGGCATCATTTTTCAAACATGATTTCTTACATGTGATGTTAGGATCTATATTCCAATTTTCTGATAAATCATAAAACCATTGAACAATGTTAGGTTGATGCTCATTCTCACCTTGCCAACAACATGGATATATTTTCCCAGATGCATCAACATAAATGCTATTCTCTTTCATAGCACTACATTCAATATAGCCTTCAGTAACCCTGTTGTCCATAAATTCAATTGGTTGACTGATACCGTCTACCGGGAAACGATTAAATCGTCTGCTAACTTTAGCTCTAAACCATTGGAAACCCATTTGCTTTGCTATGATATGTGCATTGTCAACTTGATGCTTGTTATGTTCAAATACTAACATATCCCAATGTGCCTTACCACCTGCATTGATAAATGCTTGTGCATTATCTACAACTTTAGACCAACGAACATTTCTACGATATAAATGATTAGTATCTTCCAATCCATCTATACTGAATACAACATAATCTTTTTCGCCATCCATTACTTTGGCTAATCTAGTCCACCATTCAGGATAACGTATACCACCATTGGTATTCATCCCGATAATAATATTAGGATTGACGTACTTGAAATATTCATACATCTCTATTGTTTGTCTAGCACTTGCTGGATCACCGTAGTTACC